ATTAAACGCTCCTAATGCTAAAAGAATTTCTTGCTACAATAACAAATTAACAGAATTAAACGCCCCTAATGCTAAAGGAATTTTTTGTTGGAATAACAATTTAACAGAATTAAATGCCCCGAACGCTAAAGGAATTGATTGTTCTTATAACAATTTAACAGAATTAAATGCCCCTAATGCTAAAGTAATTTATTGTTCTTATAACAATTTAACAGAATTAAATGCCCCGAACGCTAAAGAAATTTATTGCTGGAATAACAAATTAACAGAATTAAACGCTACTAAGGCTGAGATAATTGATTGCCGTCATAACAAATTAACAGAATTAAACGCTACTAAGGCTGAGATAATTGATTGCCGTCATAACAAATTAACAGAATTAAACGCCCCTAATGCTAAAGTAATTTATTGTTCTTATAACAATTTAACAGAATTAAACGCACCTAATGTTGAAAGAATTTATTGCTGTAATAACAAATTAACAGAATTAAACGCCCCTAATGCCAAAAGAATTTATTGTTCTTATAATAAATTAACAGAATTAAACGCCCCTAATGCTAAAATAATTGATTGCCGTCATAACAAATTAACAGAATTAAACGCCCCTAATGCTGAAAGAATTTATTGTTACAATAACAATTTAACAGAATTAAACGTTCCGAATGCAGATTTAATTTATTGTTACAATAACAATTTAACAGAATTAAATGATACCAATACTAAGCTAGAATCTTGGTAACAATTTAACAATATAATGGTTGATAATAAATTATTATTATGTTAAATTATATATGAATTAAAACAAGGGAGTTATAAAAATGATAGTACATAAAATAGAGCAAAAAAGTGAAGAATGGAACGAGATTAGAAAAGGCAAGCTAACCGCCAGTAATTTTTCTAAAATATTAACAAAAACAGGCAAACTATCTTCACAATATATCGATGTTATCTATGAAAATTTAGCAGAGTTGCATACATGCCAAAGTGAATACCAGCCTACAAATTTTTATATGGAAAGGGGGTTAGAATTAGAAGAATACGCTATTTTAAACTATGAAAGTATGTCAGGTCATATAGTTGATAAAGTTGGATTTATTGAATCTAAATGTGGCATGTTTGGTGTATCGCCTGACGGATTAGTCGGCAATGATGGTATGATTGAGATCAAGTGTCTAATGCAAAAAAAGCACATGGCTTTATTACTTGGGGAATATAAAGAAATAGAAACTTATATGCCACAAATTCAATTTCAATTATTTATATCTAAAAGGAAATGGGTTGATTTTATATCTTTTAATCCTGATTTTATAGATAAAAATAAAAGTATATTTATAAAAAGGATTTTTATTGATGAGGAATATCATAAGTTAATTTCAAAAGCTATAGAGCAATACAAAGAAAAGTTTGTCGAATTAAGTAATTTATTGGGAAAAAATAATATATTCTAAAAAAAGGATAAAAAAATGAAATTAAGTGAATTTTTAAAAGAAGTTGGCAGTTTAGAAGCTGATATTCCTATTCATTATGAAGGTAAAGAAGCATTAGAAGCTGTCAAACAAGATTGGCATGCTTTAAGGCATGTTAAAGATCAAACAGATGAAATTTGTTTAGAAGCTGTTAAACAAAATGTACATGCTTTAATGTATGTTAAAGATCAAACAGATGAAATTTGTTTAGAAGCTGTTAAGCAAAATGGACATGCTTTGGCATATGTAGACATATCAATTTTTTAAGATGAGGATGACGATATTATAATTTTAAACGGCGTTAAATATAAAAAAATAGAGGAGTAAGAAAATGAATCAAGTACAATTAATTGGGAATTTAACAAAAGATGTTGAATGTAAAGCGGTGAGTACAGGAGATTTAGTAGCTAGATTTTCGCTAGCTGTAAATAGGGGGAAAGATCATGTTGATTTTATCAACTGTGAAGCGTGGGGAAAGTTAGCGGATAATATTAATCAATTTTGTAAAAAGGGTTCAAAAATAGCGGTTACAGGTGCCATTAGAGTAGATAGTTATGAAAAAGACGGAGAAAAAAGAACATACTATAAAGTTAATTGTTTTTCTGTTGAGTTTTTAAGCAAAAAAGAATTAAAAGAAGATAAAATTTCATCGGATTTTTAATTTATGGGCGGACAAGGGGGTGAACCGCCCACATAAATAATTTAACATAACTATAGAAAAAATAAAACAAAAGGGTAGCAATGAAAGTAAATAATGAAAATGAATCAATTTTATACGAAGCTTTGAAAATAACGAATGCAAGGGTTTCGACATATGGAGATCCGATCGAAAATTTAAGTACTATAGCTAGCTTATGGAACCAGTATATAAAATCAAAATCAAAAACAAAATTAAAATATGAAAATGATTTATGTATTATTACTAGCAAAGATGTTTCTATGATGATGATTTTATTGAAAGTAGCACGAGAATTAAACTCAACTAATAAAGATAATTTAATAGATATAGCTGGGTACTGCCGTTTATCTTCTGTAATAGAAGGGTTTGAAAATATATAATGTCAAATAATAAAATATTTAAATATGGGTATAATTACAGTAAAAATAACAAGAAAATATCAGAGTTTCATAGTAATGTTTTTTCAGAGACAAAATGTAGTATTTATTCAATTAAAAAAATAAACTTCATCAATTTTCTTAAATTAAAAATAAATAATTTTCTTAAATAACTATGCTATATTTTTTATTATGAAGCCTTCTAATCATGTTTCAATCCATGAATTTAAAAAAATAAAATCAAAACAACAGGATTTATCTAACCTTTTTTACGCTGAAATTAATCGTCATAAAAAAAATCTTTTATTTGGAATTGAGCGTGAATTTAGATTCCATAAAAAAAGAGGGTGGCGCTTTGATTTAGCTTGGCCTGATTACAATGTGGCTGTTGAAATTGACGGTGGCCAATTTAAAAAATTTGGTGGACGGCATGCAAGAGACTCGGATAGAGAAAAAATAAATAATGCTGTGATTTTGGGTTGGTCAGTGCTTAGATTCTCAGGTGAGATGATAAAAAAAGACCCTGTTTTGTGTATAGATCAACTAAATACTTTAATTGAAGATAAAAAATTAATGTAGGTATGCTTAGATAGGTTTAGTATAAGTACAAAATAGGTATGGTATTAAACTTATTTTAATGAGTTGATATACCATTGGTCAAATACATAAAAATGATTGACAATAAATCATTACTATATTAAATTATATGTAAATTAAAACAAGGGAGAGGTAAAAAATGATACCAAGAATTTACAATAATGGGGAACCGTTTTTAACAGGAATAGATTACAGTAAGCATAATAAAAGTCATAATTTGACACCAAAAATAAAAAAAACTAATCACTATAGTATGAATAATTTTAGTGCAAACCCTCTGATACTATCACGACAGCATAAAGAAGCTATAAAGACAATTGTTTTATGTTTGTTACTTGGGATTGCTTTTACATCAGGGTTTATAATCGGTAAAAAATGGAGTTAACGTATATGTGTAATTATAAATTTATAAAAAGAAACGAGTTAGCTAAGTTATTAAATATCAATAGTATGACATTATGGAAATTGATCAAAAGAGATAACGACTTCCCAGTAAATTACATTCAGAATAGAATGCTTTTTAATAAAAATAAAGTGTTGAATTATTTGTCAAATAAATATATTGAGGAAGATTTTTCAAGAATAACGGAATTAATTGACATAAAAGAATCTGCCAAGATGCTTAGGGTAAGCCCTACAATTATGCGAAAATTAGCAAAAGAAGATGTTGATATTCAGTATTTTAGAGTAGGTCGGTTATATAGGTTTTCTAAAGACAGTTTAATTAAATATATTAATAACAAAACGCATAGGAGCGGATTAAAATGGACAGCTTAGACAAAATTTTTGAAGGACAAAAAGAATTAAATAAAAAATTAGTGCCTTGGATTGAAGAAGATTTAAAAACAATAGAGGGGAAAATTGATTGGATATTTAAGTTTAAACTTGCAATGGATCAAGAAATAGCGGAGATGTCAGATTGTTTACCTTGGAAGTGGTGGTCGAAAAACAAGCCAATCGATTAC